ACTGGCCCATTGCAAAGTATATCACTTCCAGCGAATACAAATGCTACAGGTGGTATAGTCAGTTTACATCCATATTTATTTTATTTTGGAACAGACGGTATAATAGGTTGGTCCGTTCCGGGTGAACCCTCCAATTTGACAGGAACAGGTAGTGGCAACGCTAGGGTGTGGGGTCAGAAAATAATTAAAGGTTTACCGTTGCGTGCGGGTTCTGGAACTGCACCCGCTGGTATATTCTGGGCATTCGATGCTGTAATTCGGAGCACGTTTGTTGGTGGTTCAGCCATATTCCAATTTGATATTGTTGCTACCGGAACATCTATTCTCAGCCCATTTTGCCCGATTGACTATGATGGCGTTTTCTATTGGATTGGAACTGATCGTTTTTACTTGTTTAACGGTGTTGTCAGAGAAGTGCCAAACAACCTCAATCTTAATTACTTTTTCGATGGTTTAAACCGTGATCATGCAAGCAAGTGTTTTGCCTACAAGGTGCCACGATATGGTGAAATTTGGTGGGCATACCCACGGGGTACAGCCACAGAATGCACTCACGCTGTAGTGTACAACGTTAGAGAAGACACATGGTACGACACAGAACTTCCAAACGGTGGGCGTTCAGCGGGTCAATTTAATAACTCGTTTGCAGCCCCTTTGCTTACAGGCATTGTGCAAGCCACGACAGCATCTGGAACTGGATACAAAGTTTGGCAACACGAGTTTGGTATGGATGAGATTGACGGCCCTGACATTGCACCGATAAGATCATTCTTTGAAACGGCAGACTTGTCTACACTTACACAAGGTGGTGACAGATATCTCCGCATTACGACTATTGAACCGGACTTTGTGCAAGTAGGAGACATGACAGTGACCGTTACCGGAAGGGCCAACGCTAGAGCACCTGAAGTTGTGGGTACAACATTCACGTTTCCTGATCAAGCCACACAACCTTTTGAACAAATAGTAATGTTGAAAGAACAACGTAGAGAATTGAGAGTTAAATTTGAATCCAACGCTTTATATGGTGATTATCAAATGGGACAGATAATAGCTCACCTCGGTGTTGGTGACGGAACGGATCTAGGATAATGGCGTTAAGTGTTACACTGCCAGTGGGTATTGGTCTAAAAGATTGGGCGAACTGTCTAATTACAGACTTCATTGCCTTTGGTGCATTCGACCCATTAGATGATGAAACAAAGTGGCAGGATTGGGCTACACAGTTTTTGAACGCAACCAATTTGATTGAAGATTTTCCAGACCCGTATATGTATGACGATTGGAGAGAGTGGGCAGAACGATTTGTCCAGACAACGCTATGAGATTTATTGGCTTTGAAAAAGAAATACTAGCGGAAAAGTGGGCTAGACCGCTACTAGGTTTAAAAAATGAGCCTGAGTTTTTTCGTGCGATGTCGGCAGTTGATGACAATGATAAATTCGTATGCACTGCAATTTTCAACAACTTTACACCTAGGAACATAGATGTATCGTTTGCAGCCCGTGGCGGTAACTGGGCATCTCCAAAAGAAACTTTACGGATGTTCAACGCTATTTTCACCTACATATTTAAGATACACGAAGCGTCACGGGCTACAGCTTTGATTGGTCATAACAACGAAAAGTCAATACGGTTTGTTAAACGGTTAGGATTCAAACACGAAGGTACAATGAGGCAAGCCTACGACGATAACGAAGATTTAGAAGTATTTGGGTTTTTGCGGAATGAATATAATACGCACAGATGGTGTAATGTGAGGACTGCGCGATGAGTATGAAAGAACAAATCCTATCAATTGCAATGCAAGATCCCCGTTTTCAAGAAACGATTACAGTCATCGAACAACAATTATCTGGAACTAATATCGTTGCTGAGGATCTTACTGAAGCCATACAAATGCTTGAGTATGTATTGCAGAACCCAGAAGTTTACCCAGAAGTCCGTATGGCGGCTATAAAAGACGGTTTGATAGATGAGGGTATGTTTCCCCCACAATTTGATGAAGTGCTCATTATAAGCCTTCTAGTGGTTTTGTATGGAATGCAAGACAGATTAGCACAACAAGGTTATGCACGGGGTGGACTTGCAGTATCCGGTAGACAGTTGGCTCGTATGGGCCAAGGTGGTGACCGACACTTAGCTCACATCAATGACCGTGAGGCTGAGGTGCTCCGTAGAATGGGTGGTCAGGGAACAGTCAACCCGAACACCGGACTACGAGAATACAAAGGCCTAAAAAATGTTCTCAAAGTTGCCCTTCCAATCGCTTTAACTCTCGTAGCTGGTCCGTTGGGATCGGCTATTGGTACATCGTTAACCGCTGGAACAGCATTCGCATCTGCCGCGCCCATAATTGGGGGTGCGATAGTTGGGGGTGGAAGTGCAGCACTGCAAGGTGCGTTGTCCGGAGATTTGAATTTCAGAGATATTGCGTTGGGTGCAGTGTCGGGTGGAGTAGGTGGACTCGCGCCCGGAATTACTTCGGATTTAGCCAAACAATTTCCTAATCTCAGTCCGGCAGCTGTCAGAGCTATAGCTGGGGGTGCCACGGGAGCTTTGGGTTCGGCTGTGACAGGTGGTGATCCGGTTGAAGGAATAGCTCGTGGTGCAATAGGGTCATTCTTCGCTCCTACTGTGACAAAAGGTATGAAAAATATGACACAACGTGCAAGTACGTTTGTTAACAATCAGATGCAAGCTAATGCAGCGACGAGTGGTAACATGAAACCAGTAGCTACTACAGGTGCATCAACCGTATACCAACCAGCTCCCGGAAGTGATCAGGACATTATTGTTTCACAAGCATTAGAAATGCCGGGTTACGGAAATCCACAATACGCAGATTTTGCACAACCCATAGATTTACCTTTTGATGAGTCTGCTTCAATGTTATATCCGCAATATGAACCTACAACAATAAACCCAATGACTGCTCAACAAGAGCAAGTCGTTGATCCTTTTAATACGGTAGAGGCATTAAGTGAAGCCGCAGAATCCAACCAGAGCCAAGGGGAAGGATTTGCCGCACTAAGGAATTTGCTACCTGAACCAATAGCTAACTTGCTACCAGATGATTTATCTATGACAGAATTAGGGATAGGGGCGTTAGGTTTAGCTGCACTTAGTGGGCTGAGTGAACAAGACCAAATGGATATTTCTATGGCAGAAACAGATGGGATATTTGATAAAACTACAAATCAATATGATTTTGTGAAAATCAGAGGTGAGGCTAATCAACGTGGCATGACACTGGGGCAGTTTTTGAGTAGTCCATTTTTTATGAATGATCAAAGTAAATATTATATGAATAATGACACAATGTACGCTGCAGAAGGTGGAATAATGGACGCTCCCGGTTACGTCAGTGGTCCGGGCAATGGTAGGGATGATGTCATAAACGCTAGGTTGTCTGATGGAGAATATGTTATAGATGCAGAGTCAGTATCAATGTTAGGAGACGGAAGTAACGCTGCAGGGGCGAAAATGTTAGACGATATGCGTAAGAAACTTAGAATGCATAAAGGTAAAGTTTTAGCAAAAGGTAGATTCAGCCCAGATGCAAAATCACCTCTTGAGTATATGAGAAGGAGTGCTTAACATGGCTAGTTTATTTCAGGGAGCACCACAAACCGCAACGTCTTACACAACATCCACTACTGAAACACCACGGTGGATGCAAGATGCAATATTTAATCAAATACAAATATCGCAAAACTTAGCCAATCGTCCTTTTGAGAGTTACGATTTACCAACTGTAGCGGAACTATCACCGTTACAACAACAAGCCTACAGACAGGTACAAGAAGCCCAAGGAGCATATCAACCGGACCTCGATGCATCGGCAGCTGGTATTCGTGCTTTAGCTGGTTTAGCCCCATTACCCGGAACGCCAAGCGAGATTATACCCACTAACACACAAACTGGATTGGGTGCCGCACAAACATATTTTACGAAAGCAGCGGAAGACACACCTACAAACGTTTCCAATTATTATAATCCATATCAACAACAAGTCATGGACGAACTTGCAAAACAAGGTGCTCGTAACTTACAAGAAAGCTTATTGCCAGCAGTAAGCGATGCTTTTATTAGAGCAGGTCAATTTGGGTCAAGTCGTATGGGTGATTTTGGAGCTAGAGCGTTGAGAGATACGCAAGAAGCAGTTTTAGCTCAACAAGCAGAATTAGCTAACACGGGATATGCTCAAGCAATGGCTAATCGAGCAGCAGATTTAACTAGACAAGCTAACCTCGGTCAAACGGTGGCAGGAATACAACAATCTGACATAGCACGGCAAATGGGTGCCTTGTCCGATTTGGCTAATCTTGGTGCTCAAAGACAAGCACTTGGATATACGGATACAGCAGCACTTGAGGCCGCAGGTGCTGGTCAACAACAACAATTACAACGAGAACTTACAGCAGCTGAGAAACAATTTTTGGATGAACAAAATTTTACACGAGAGCAAGCTGATTTTCTATCTAGCCAAATCAGGGGATTAGCTCCGGTTGCACCGAAACGGACAACATCTGAAGGGCAGTCAACGGGCGCGACTTATTCACCATCGCCATTGTCACAAATAGCGGCTGGTTTGGCTACTTACAAAGGCTTACAAAAACTAGGCATAAGTTAAGGGTAAATTATCATGGGCTTCGAACTAAACAAATTAATGAGACAATATGGCCTAGCTACCCCTACTATGCTTTCCTATGAGGGTGAACGTGGTCCAGATGTTGAAGTAATAAACGAAGAAACCGGAGGGGTAACAACCACACCGGGAGAAATAACTTTTGACCCTGCTAAGCAACGTGCATTTGATCAATATCAGGCACAATATCAATCAAGATTACGCAACGCACCCATGTATGCTGGTTCACAATTTCAAACACAAACGACACCTCAGCCAATGAGTTATATGCAGATGTATCAACAATACCTTGGCAGAGATCCGACAGATCAAGAACGCACCGAAGCCATCGGACTTGATGCAAAGATTACTGAGGATAACCCACTCAGCCTTGCTCAACGTCAACAATTTCTCAGACGATTTGAAGATGAGTTTAAAAATTTAGGAATTAGAAATACGGGTAATCAGGCAGTCATGGATACAATAGGAAATTACTACGGTAATATCTTACGCAATCCGGATTACTCCTCAACACCCATTGATCGATCCTTACCTTTTGCAGAGCGATTTCCGAATAGACCTAACCCCAACCCGCCGTACACTGGACCTATAACTACGACAGAGGATGCGTACACTAATCCAGTAGACGCACAAGGTAATATTTCTCAAACTTTTCAGGATTTTGCAAATCAGCAAGAGCAAAACCTTGCGAATATAGCAAACCCATTGCCAGACGATAGCATAAGCTCTCTAGAAGAAGCACAAACCATAAACCCATTTGCTGAAAGTAGCATTAGGGGCGTGCCTGCATATGGTGCTTACCTCGCTAAAAATCAGGATGTTTTCAACAACATCTTAGCAAGGCCAGAATATCAAGCGGTTCTTAGTGCTTCTGGCCCCGGTTCACAAGCCGTAGATGATTTTGTAGCCCAAGCAGCTAAAGATCATTTTGTAAACTTTGGATTCCAAGAGGGAAGACAGTTCTACAAAACGGGTGGTCCGGTTAAAGGTTATCAACTTGGTGGACAAGACGGACAACCAATTTATTCTGACGATGAATTAATGACAACGGATTTGGAGATGAAAATAACTGATGCTATAAACCAACCCAAAGTTCCTGTGTCAGTCACACCAACGTCATCCTCACTGTATAATCAATTAATAGAAATGCAGATGAAACAACTAGAGGGAGCACCAGAAAGACAAAAACAACGGGCTGCGAAAATCGCGGAATTAGAAGCCAATCAACGACAAGCCATTGAGGGATACGATGCAATGGTTGATCGTATGGCGAGTGCGGTTGGTGAAGGTATGTCAGATTCCGAAATTTATTTCAATTTGGCAAGTGCTTTTCTACAGCCAACTCGCACCGGATCGTTTGGAGAAAGTCTAGGACTTGCAGCGGGTGAATTAGGAAAAGCAGGTGCTGCAAAACGAAAAGGTACGCAAGCTAAAGACAAACTTTTGTTAGACAAAGCAGCAACCCAATTAAATAGAATCAACACATTGCTTACAGAAGAAAAAGCGTTGAATCTACAAGAAGCAGAAAAATTACAATCCACACGACAAAACCTGATCAAAACGATGGCTGATCGATTGAACGATGAAGAAAGAATGAATTTCGAAAAAATTCAAGCCTCTCGTGAACAATCGTTTAATAACCAAGAGCTTGCACTGAAAAAGAGAAAATTAGACATCGATGAAGCGAAAGTTCAAGCAAATAAAGAAAAGAAGACCAAAGAATTAACTGCGGTTGAGCAAAAATTAAAAGTTGAAACCATTCGAAAGATTCGCGCTTACGAGGGTGAAAATGGTTTGATAAGCAAGTTAGAACGTGCAATAGAGCTTTCTAAGGTTGCTGAGGCCGATACAGTGGTAAATGATATCATCAGATACGGATGGAATAGAGTTTTAGGACAAAAACTTACAAAAAAACAAGCGGCCTTTCTCGAACTTTACAATTTAGTGAACAGAGAAGCTGTCAAGAACTTGAAAGAGACATTCGGTGGACAATTGTCAAACCGAGAAACATCTTTATTCTTGAGCTTGCAAGGTGTTGCGGAGCAAGGTGATGTTCCTACCAGAACAAGAATCCTTGAAGATGTATTGGCAGATTTTAGGAAAGCCAGAGAAGATGCCATACAAATGAAAGCAGACATAGACAATCGGGTATTTAGTAGAGTAACAGATACGGATTAAAGATATGGAACAGAGTCTTAGATCCAGAGTCAATATGACAGGGCCAACATCATCTCCAACCGTTGAGAGTGGTCTGCAACGTATTAGGAGAAAACTTGATAATGAAGAAAATAACCCAATCACATTAGCTCAGGCTATGCGTCCGAATCCCGGAGAAGGTGCGAACAGACTGCGTGCATTCTTAGGTCAAGGTTTAGGTTTAAGAGGTGGCGATGAAATTGAAGCTATGGCTCGGTCTTTGTATACCGGAGAAGAATACGATACGGCATTACAAAGCGTATCTGAGAACTACGAAGCCTATAAAACAAGTAACCCAACGGAAGCAGAGAGTCTAGAGTTAGCTGGGTCATTTGCCCCCGCAGTCTTATTGTCTTTATTCACAAGGAATCCAGCTCCAGTTCAACAATTAGCAACAAGAAATCCGACTGCATACGGAAAATTAATGAATGTTCTATCTAAAGCTAACCCCGCTCGTTTGTTACCTACAGGTCAAACGCTTGGGAGCAATATGGCTCGGCAAGGATTATTAGGTGGGGCGTTTGGTGCAACGGAAGGTTATTTAGGATCTAATCAAGACGAAAGGGAAGCGAGTGCATTTGGAGGTGGTTTAACTGGTGGGATATTTGGCACCTTGTTTCCAGTAGCAGGTAGATTTGCAGGGAGAACGTTTGATGCTGTAAAAAACTTACCGCCACTAAAAGCGTTGGGCGATTATTTAACTGGTTCACCAACTCGACAGACTTTTGAGCAGCAAGAAGCTGTAGGTGATATATTGGACGTAGTAGAGCGTGCAAATACCTCACCTTCGCAATTAGCAGAAAATCTAGAAAGTTTATCAGTTGGTCCTAATAGACCAAAACTTCTCGATCTTGACCCAAGTCTAACAGAGAAAGCTCGGAAGTTAACAAAAGAAAATCCAGTTGAAGCACAGAGTATGAGCTTATCATTACGAGAACGACAAAATAGAAATGCTCAAGATTTAATACAGCTAACACAAAAAAATATTAGTGACGTAGACAGACAAAAAATTAAAGAGCAATACGAATCTCGAATGACTCTTGAAACTGGACCAGACTATGAAAAAGCATTTGATTGGAAAAATCCAAATGGTTCAGCATCGAACGCGAAGGGGTTGATTGACGATACTTTTATCCTAGAAAAGTTAAAAACCCCAGAATTTAAAACAGCATTTGATTTGGCTAAAACAACGAATGACCTGAAGTTAAGACAAAATATACCGGGAACCCGTCCTTTGAAAGATGTTCTCTCCGGTGAACTGCCTGACGTTTACACATTAAATGCCATTAAAAAAAGCCTAGATGATATGATTGGTGGTTTTACGTCCAAGGGACCAAGACAAGATGTTACCGGAGAAACTAAAAGGACATTGCGTTTTGTGAAAAATCAAATGTTAGATCGTTTAGATGACATAACAAAAATTGACGGTGTCTCTCCTTATGCCACAGCTAGGAAAAAATTTGGATCAGCTGCTGAGGTTTTAGAAGCCATGAAAGAAGGCGAAAAATTTCTCGCACAACCAAGCCAAGAAATAAAAACTTATTTCGATGGGTTATCAGATGAGGCTAAAAAATCATACATAGCTTCTACATCTCAAGCAATACAGCGCATTGCCAGAAAAGATCCGTCAAAACGCGAAGACTTTGGTGGTGAAATAGCAACTAAAACGGAGGGTTCTGTTCCAAATTACACAGAGGCAATCGTAAATAATCCACAAATCGTTGAGAAACTACGGATTATTTTCCCAAATAACAATGACAGGGAATCGATTGATCTATATCTCAAAACACTTGCTGTTAACGCAAAGCTAATGGACAACGCAAAAAAAGCGACACCTAGCGCATTAGGTAAAGATATTAGCGAATCGAATGAGGTCGGTAGGCAAGTTACAAGGGTGGCAAGTGAGTTCCTAATGGGTGGGGCAAACTATTTAAGTCCGTCTAATTTAGCGTACATGGTGACGGGTTTGCTTCAAGGTAAAAAAGTCAAAAAAGGTGTAATAGAAGAAACTGTTAAATTATTAGATTCGGAAGACCCACAAGATCTTGCAGTGTTTGTAGAAGTGTTAAAGAAGACTCAAGCAAAAAATGCAATAGATAGGACGGGTAAGCGAGTGCTATCTGACATAACTTCGATCACGGTTGCACCAAAAATAACTGACGATAGTGATACAGATAACTTACCAGAAACACCGATAGAATATGCTGAGGGTGGTAGCGTTAAAGAACTCGAAAATATTGTTAACGAGCTAGAAGATATGGGAATAAAATGATGGGTAAATTTTTGGACAAATTACAAAAATTTTTTGGGGAACAAAATATAATCACACAAATAGGTATTATTCTTTTTGTTACTTTTTTTGTAGTCGCGATTCTTATGGCGTTAGGAACTTAAACAATGCTAACACTGCTCGGTAGCTTAATTGGATTTGGATCGAGCTTTCTTCCCAAGATACTTTCGTTCATAGAAACACGGGAACAGAACAAGCAAGAAATTCGGCTGATGGAAAAGCAAGCCGAACTAACACGCATTACGGCTGAATTTGAGCGTGACAAGGCTCAGGTGCAAGCGTTGTCTGCCGAGACAGTTGCGTTGTATCAGGCCGATGCTGCGGAGGCTGCGTCATTAGAAAAGGGATCGTGGATATCCGCATACCGAGCTAGTGTCAGACCCACTATCGCCTACATCTTTTTATTGTTTTTTGTTTTTGTAAAAACGTTTGCTCTTTATGGCATGATTCAATTTGAGGGTATGATGATTAAAGATGCGTTACCACTGATTTGGGATGAGGGAGATGCTGGAATTTTAGCCGCCATCATAAGTTTCTATTTTGGTAGTAGAGCATTCAGTAGGAAATAGCTATGGAAGGTATTAGCATAACAGAATGGATCAACGTTTTCCTCGGTGCATTTGCAGTGCTTGGTGGTATCGTATACGCTTTGGTAAGAAATCACGTTCTGCTAGCCGAAGCTCAAAAGAAAATAGAAACCTTGTTTGCTTTAGTAAATTCTTTACGTGATCGTATTAACAACGGAAGGGACAAGTAATGGCTCCAAAAAAGAAAAGCACTGTAAATAAATCAGGTAATTACACGAAACCCGGATTAAGAAAAAAGATATTTGAATCAGTTAAGGCTAGTGGGAAAGGTGGTAGGCCGGGACAATGGAGCGCCCGCAAGGCTCAAATGGTTGCTAAGAAATATAAAGATGCGGGTGGGGGTTATAAGTCCTAATGGCGAAAACACCTAGACAAAAAAGTCTGACTGATTGGGGTAAACAGAAATGGCGAACCAAATCAGGTAAACCATCTACACAAGGGTCTAAGGCAACTGGTGAACGTTACCTACCGGAGAAAGCTATAAAGCGTTTGAGTACCCAAGAATATGCGGCTACAACTGCTGCCAAACGTAAAGCAACTAAAGCTGGTAAACAGTTTTCTAAGCAACCGACTAAAATCGCAAGCAAAACTAGAAAATATAGAAAGACCAGAGCATGAATGCTGCAATTAAATTTGAAAAAGAAATGGACCGTGATGGTGACGGTGTCATCAGTGCGGAAGAGGTGCAAGTCGCTACTGCTTATGAAAAGGCTACCATTCAATCCCGCATAACGATTGCCAGCTTTATAGTAATTGTTATTCTAACAGCCTTGTTATTATCAGGGTTAATCCCAGACAGCCGCATTACTGCGCTGTCAGGGTTGATTTCAACCCTGTTTGTGGCGCTGGCTGGAATTATTGGTGCATTTTTCGGTATGCAAGCATGGATGTCCAGAAAGTAACCAAGACATCTGACCGTGGCATCGATCTTATAAAGGCTTTCGAGGGCTTCCGGGCAAAAAGCTACCAGTGCAGCGCCTCAGTATGGACCATAGGTTGGGGTAGTACACGCCTAGCTGATGGTAGTAGGGTTACTCAAAATACCCCTGAGATGTCCGAGGATGAGGCAGAACGCCTGTTAAGGCAACAATTGGTATCATATGAGCGTGCAGTCCTCACGCTCGTACCCTGTAAACTAACGCAAAACCAGTTCGATAGTCTGGTTAGTTTCGCATATAATCTTGGCAGTGGGTCTCTTCGTGCAAGTACACTTCGTAAAAAAGTTCTCCGTGGTGACCCTACGGCACCTGACGAATTTCCACGGTGGTCTTATGCCAGTGGTAAATTTATCCGTGGTTTACACCGTAGACGCATGGCAGAAAGAAAATTATTTTTGTCTACTTAGTGCTTGCAATCTACTCCGGAAGTTGTTATAAATAAGAATAACTTAAAACGGAGAACAAAAATGCGGCATGAAATTCTATTTAATACTCCAGCTACAGAGGAACAACTTAAAGGTTACTGTGACTTAAATCTGACAAATGACGAGTGGACTATGGCACACGTTGTAGCGAAAAAAATCCCTCACAATGAGTTTCAAAATGTAATCAAAAAAAATCCGAAGTTGAGTGTTGGGGATGTGTTAGCGGATTGTTACGATAGTATTATCGAAGGTCTAAATGGCACCTACTACAATCCAAATGAAGAATAATAATGGAGAGAGAATACAACGTCGAGCCTATCAATTATCAAGATTGCTTGCCTTTCATATTGGATATTCATTATGCGAGGCGAGTACCCTCGATAAGTTGGGCATTTGGCTTATTCAAAAAGGGTGACAATCCTCACGACTTGTTCCGTATCGGGCCACTTGTGGGGATTGTTTCTTTTGGTACACCACCATCACCCTCGTTGTGTGAGGGGGTCTGTGGCGTGGAACACAAGGAAAACGTCATCGAACTTAACCGACTTGTGCTCCGTGACAATCTGAAAAACGAAGCGTCTTTTCTGGTTAGTCGTGCTCTAAAACTATTGCCAAGACCAAAGGTAGTTGTCTCCTACGCTGACACGGCTCAGGACCATACAGGAGTCATCTATCAGGCACTCAATTTTGTTTACACTGGTATAAGTGCCAAAAGAACTGAATGGGTTGTCCGTGGCTCTAATTTGCACTCTAAGACTATCGTGTCACAAAGCACGTTAGAAGAACGAATAGCTAACCCAGAAAAATATGAGGTTGTAGAGCGATCTCAAAAACATCGATACATTTACTTTCTAGGAAGCAAACGCGAGAAAAAGGATCTAAGAAAAGCGTTGAGGTATAAAATTTTGGATAACTATCCAAAGGAACCTATTCAAACTCCGTCTCCCATAACCACCTAGCCATTAACAAGGACTCGGCTCGGTCTGAGTATTTTTTTAAGTTAATCGGAGCATCAGGAAACATTGTCAGGGCAAGTGCTCTGGCTTGTTCTTTGTCTGATGATAATCCAAAGTATTTTTTCCATACTTGAGGTGTAACATATCGCAGTTCGAATCGGCAGCTTGCCACGCAAGCACGAGCACTGCCGAAAGAATCACCCAAAGAAAATACGCTTGAAACTCCTTGACCCGGATGAGCGTTAACTCTCTCAATAACACACGAAATAAAATCTTCAGGTTCACCATCCTTCCGACTTTTTTGTCGTAGTAAGTTGATCGTAGCTGATACATCAACTTCCCATTTAACTTTACCACCACCTTTATTCATCACTGGCATGTCGTGTACGGATTTAAACTGTCCATTATCTAGGATTCCAATGGCCCCTCTTAGACCCGGATCTATGCCAATCGTAATCATAAAGGTGAATAATCCTTACAAGTTTTTTCTTGGGCTTCTAATGTTAATTTTTCGCCATGCAACGTACATTCCCAAGTGCCATTATCACTAGGTATAGAATTTTCGCAAGTTCTACAGTGAACCAACGGATCATCGTCTTTAATACAAACAGAACGCATATCACAATATTTACACTGGAACGAACTGCCATCGACACTTATTCCTGTCGGCCTCATCCGAGCATTGATTAATGAAGTAATGCGTTTTTGTAACTCTTTTTGTTCCCGCTTGTCCGGTTTAAAACGTTCAATATAAAATTGCTCATCATCTTTACACACAGCAACGTAGAGAGCACGTTGGAAACTTCCCAAAGCCATAGATATCTGTACTTGAGCATAATGTTCGGGTTTCGACTTTTGTACGCCGTGACGCTGTAAAGCCGAGAAACTTTTTTTGCTATGAGTTTTTATCTCCAGTAAGTGAGATTGAGGATGCCGTGGTATGTTGGTAACAACTCCATCGGCTCTACAAACAAAGTGTCCGGTAGAATCAGTAAATTCAAACGGACTTCCGTATTCATTCACTTGCCAAACATCCAAACCAGACTTTATGAGATCGATCAATACACGTTCTTCTTGAATATAACCTGTTTCAAAAAGACGCAAAATCCTACCGGACATAGGTTTTTTTGCGAACCTACGCCATTGAAAATATATTTTTCGAAGACACTCGGTGCCAATACTAGAGGCACCCATACGAGTAAAATAAAATGTTTCATTTTTTTCGTAAGATTCATAAATATTTTTAATAATTTGTTTTTCAATTGATGGTGGAATGGCAACCATAACTCAATCCAGAAAGATGCCCGTGGCTTTCACCACGGGCGTTTGTTTAATCAATTTTCCACTTACTACCACCGTTAGTTTCTTTCTTTGGTGGATCAGACTTCGCTACTGGAGCCTTTGCTTTTTTTCTTTCAAATAGAAATGACGCAATCGTATTTCTATCTTTAAAACCGTTTGTGCCTTTTTCAATAACGATATTAGCTTGACACGGTTTTTCCAACAAATCGTCTGTGTCATCAGCTTCGGGTTTACCACACGCTGTAGCCCACGCAACTAATTGTTGATGACCAATGCGCTCGGCTGTTTCTGATGCATTCTTGGTGTTAAATTGAAACCAGATTTTGCGTCCCTCATACGAACCGGATGCTACCTCGAATGTAACCTTAATCATTTCCCCACCAGTGCTTGTTGGAAGCTCTTCGGCATCTGTAGCCCTAAGAGTGTATTCACCTTTAGGTAACAATTCAAAGCTCCTTGGTTCTTCAGGTCCAACTTCACTTGGGTTAAATCCAAATTTAGGCATAACTATCTCCTTAGCTAAATACTGGGATGACTTCAGATAAATTGTCGAAATTCATTTCGATCTTATCAGGACAATCAAAACGATTTTTGGCGGCGAAAGCTGGGTTGGGTTGAAAGTGTAAGAAACGATCACCACTCGATACCCCACGGTTTTTCGTTGTGTTGAACCCAGTGTCCGACTTGCGTATTACAACGTCGAAGGCTGCAAAGCACAAAGCATCAACCCATTCTTGTAACAAAGAGTTACAATACTTTGGCAACTTAGGCTCATATTTATCAAACGGTTCCGTGCGAGGATCTTCGAATTTTATAACTGCACTGTGAGCTATTAGCACAACATTCATCCCACGGTGCTCCCGAAGATAATCAAGACCCTGAAGGATCTCCCGAAATTCCTCACACACTTTGACCTTATCCCTACCGTATGACAACTCTTTTGCGTCATAAGTATCTTCAACGGACTTAACAATCAAAGGCTCGACAAGCCAATCAACGGAGTCGATCACACACGTTTTAAAATTGTGCTCACCCGACAATAAAGTCTGGATGTTTTCAGCAACCGTTGTTGCAGACTCCGCACGTTCAAATGAAACAACGTCCAGTGTGTCTAGACCGTCCTCAGTGCTTATAAAGATTGGATCTGGGAAGTGACTAGCCAATGTTGACTTTCCAATCCCGTGATCTCCATAGATACAAATGCGAGGCGGTTTTTTTTGTTTACCTCGCCTTAATTGACTTTCAAAGTCAGCCTTCTTTTTTGACATTTTTTTCTCCTTTATGAAATTAGCGGTTGTCAATCCGCATCTGCAAAATCCCATGCTACCTCGTGATACTCTTGTTTGATCCGATTCCAACTAAGCATCCGTACCACTGGGGAATACTCGGATGCCACTTTGGTTACCATCCCACATATAGCGGGATCACCGAGTAGCAGTAAAAAATCATCCTCACAAAAATCCCTTAGTTGCGTATGAGCAACGCCTGTCAGGTAATCAGTGTCGTATGGTCGATGTATGTGGTTCGGGTATAAAACGTGTAGTTCCCCGTGTCGTTTGGCATCCGACATATCTTTATTATTGTGAGCTTGGACAATATAAACTTTAGCCATTTCTAACTCCAAAATTTGCCATGAAAATTTCTGTTACATCAAGAAAGTGCTCGGCACCGATATTATGTGCTATGTCGATGCATTCGTTGATGTACCACTGTGTATCCAAATCGTCAGGCTTTTCTGACCAATCACTCGGAACAACGTGCATACAGGCTTGTGCTCCGTCTGACTTTGGAACTTTATTATTATTTTTTGCGTACAGAATCGGGTCTGTCGTTTTGTTTGACTGATACCACCGGACAACCTTGCCCAGATATTTACCGCCTTGTACTCCACCACCAGCTACGTTTCTGGCAGTGATGAACATATCAAATGAAGCCCTTTCAATGGTTCGCTCAAAGCTCGTGCCACGGGCAAGCCACTGACCCACGGCATATGCACACACTGGGGCAGTTGGATTTTTCCGCAATGACACCGGAGCGTAAATGCCTTTCGCCTTAACTGTTTTGTCTTTTTTAACTGCGATGTAGTTGTTGACATCTTTGAACGCAATTTTTTCGTATGGTGTATATTCGAAAGTAAAACCACTTAACTCTTCAAATTCTTGGACGCACCACCGGACGCTTTGTTCATTATAGTCTGCAACACGAATTACAATACCATCAGTGTTTGCAGATAGCACGGTGACACCCTCGCGCTCCAACATTTCGATAAGCATCAATAAGGTGAATTGCCCTGTCATTGTAACAGCTAACATAAGGTCCGGAGCATACAGAATACTATGAGGACTAGCTAACTTACCGAAGGTACCGTTCAAACTAATTTTTAAAGTGTCTGCCGTAACCTTATCGCCCTTACTTTTTGCTTGGATACGTTCATCATAGATACGACGATACTCGTTTATGAATTGATCCCCGATATGCGATGGTGAGAGATTACCATTAAGGATAATTGTTGGATAAAAACTAGCAGCATCAATCTCGTAGATTAATTCGTCGCGTGCAAGGTGAGTGACCCGTTTATCATGCGTCGAATGCAATCCCCCGATTCCTAACTTATAACTTCCTGTCCGTGTATAGACTTCTAATTTATCCAAACTGTCAGGCATTTTGATATGACCGGATTTTTTATCGACATAAAATTTCATATCGGCAATGTCTTCTAAAACAGATTGGGTACCTGCAAAGTCCATTTTAAGATAGTCCGGTGGATCGTAGGTAATTGAGTTTGGGATTGGCACTTCATAAGATTTCAACTTCAACGTTTTTTTAAATGCTTGTTCAGCCATCTGACTATCTGACTTGCTTCGGAGGTCGATGCCATATTGCTTCGACATTTGCAGTCGAAGTTCCAGCTCCGGTTCGAGTCGTTTAAATAACTGCTCAGTCGTTGCTATGTCATTAAGGCAATACGACTCCAAAATATTTTGTTGGTCATCGTCTAAATCTGCATTGGGATCATACGGTAGATCTTGGAGCATCGGCATATTCATTCGTGCTCCATAGGCTTTCAGCCCGACAAAACTTGGTGCGACTTCAATCAAATCAATGTGATCGTGTAAAACATCGTTCAGTTTATGTTCGGTTTTGATTTGGAACGAGGAAATACCCTCAACGATAATTGCATCACTAATTCGTTTGATCGTCTCGGTGTCTAAACCTTTACACCAAGCAGAGACAATAACACTGTCATAGTGATAGCTATTGAAACCTACAAATGTTTTATCTTTGTCACCGACGAATACACGCAACCGAGTAGCTGATCCAGACTCGCTATGCCAGATCGACTGCCGTTCGTTTGTCTCAATACACTTAGCTAGAAATAACGTGCAGTTAGGATAGACCTCAACATCAAATACCCAAGTGCTCATGGCGTACACTTCGCGCCTAGCCGTTTGTAGTCGGGCCACGCTCCTTGCTGAACCATGTAGCAATAATGTTTGAACTCCTTAAAATTGAAGTCCACATCCTCAGAAAAAAAATAGGAATGCACGGTTAGGTATACGAGTACCAACACCAAAGCTATAAAAATTGTTCCGTACATATTATTCATTATTCGTTCTCAGTTATAAAAGGTTCCCCAAAAGTTGCACCTTCTGGGGAGTATTTGGAATTAAAATGAAACCATCTTGTACCCCAGAACTCGTCGGACCAAGCTCTGGAGTACTGAGATGGAGACTAAAAATAGAAACAAATAATATTTTTTGTCAACACCTATTTTTCCCGATTTGACATCTACTCCGGAAAATGTTATACTGTGAAAATAACGATAACTTAAAACTGTAACGGAGACCCAATATGGGATTGATAAAAAAGTCCAAGAACGTCACCACTGCGGAACGCGACTTGGTGAAACGCCTTACCAAAAAATGTATCAAGGAAATCGTTAAAGCCAAGTGGGAAATCACTGGGCCAAATTCGAAGCGTCTTACTATGGCTGATGTCTGGGATAAGTTGTACCTCAAAATCAAATGTAGGGGTCAGCGATCCTATGGCGGTAAAAACTATGTGTGCATCGATGTCGCTCAGTTTCGTAAGGGTAACACATTTTTCGATGAGTACGCTCGGATCAAAAATGATCCTGTCATTGGAGCAATGGAGTTTGAGACTTCGGAAGATGCTTTGATGGCATTGGTTGCCCACGAGGTGGCTCATCTGATCCATTTCAATTATTTTATTTACACACGGTGGTTGCGTGACATTGACAACACACCACACGGTCACGGTTGGCAAAAGATTTACCGGATTTTGCGAAGAGAATTGGTCAACACAAACAAAGCGAGGTTAGCAGCATGAGAATGTATCGGGTAATCTTAAATGGAGAGTGGGGGTATGAGTCAAAAGAGACCCCTTGGTTTGACACGGTTGCTGAGGCACGGGCTGAGGCATTGGAGTTGGGGATGCCCCTCGACTCCATCGTTCAAGAGTTGATGATCGGCACAAAAGGTGATCTGATTCAGACCGTCAAAAATTTTTTGAATGGTGACTACACCATCGACGGATGCATCCGGACAGTCAGAAGTCTGGGATCGAATCGTCAGGTTGCTCAGTTAAAAGTTGTTAATTTGTTTGACACTACTCCGGAGTAGTGGTACAATAAGGGATAACTTAAAACGGAGAACTGACATGAAATTTAAAATGCCAAAACACCCTTTCAGCAAAAAACCACCAAAGGCTTTGAAAGATGCAATCAAGATTACTGTCTACTTACAGGATGAGCTACCTCGTGTTGGTTGCGGTCACCGAATCGTTTGGGCGAAGGTCAGTAGAAAATGGACCTACGTTTGTGACACAATGGGCAATCGGGCCAAGCTACCTACTGCTCGGTTTAATCAAATCAAGAGGTTTGCGATATGAGTGATTTTTCTTCTAAAACTTGGAACCAAGTAAGAGGCTACGGATCACCCTTCGATAGAGGCAGCGCCGATAGCTACTACGACAGACCTTTCAACCCACATTACAATAAGTGGGTAAACGGTAAATTTGTCAAAGTGCTCCGAGCTAATATGACCAACTTTGAAGTAGATGAATATTACACGGGTTACATAGAAAACGAGAAGCTCGGTCACAAAAAAGAATATTGATTGTTGACCATTTCCGGAGTAGGTGGTATAACACTTGTATAACTTAGAACTTAAAACGGAGATAACGACATGGAAACTTTATTTGATCTTTACACAGCCGCCGATGAGTTACTCGCCATCGAAGGTCAACTCAAAGCTCTTAACGCACGCAAGAAAGAACTCCATGCAGAGTTCAAGTCTCGCGGTGAAAACATTGACATCGCAGGCCACGGTTGCACCATTCAGGTTCGCACGCACAATCGTAAGAACGTTGACATTGCAGCTCTCAAAGCAAAAGTCTCGCGCCAGTTTCTTCAGGCTCACACAACTGAAAAGCCTGTCACGACGATTTCTGTAAGGCCTGAGTCAGCGTTGGCAACTCATTACTTGAAGGGAGTTGCGTAATGAGCAAGTCTGCAAAAGTTACCTCGGCAGTGACTGTTCAGGCTGATGTCTTCAACGACATCAGCCCCAACCTTCTTCCAATCATCCATGATTTTTGTGCAGCTTACAAAATTCCTCGCCATGAGGTTATGGATTATCTTATTGCCGAGGCTATGAGGTTTTTTGTCAGGGATGATTATAATCTCGTTGAAGAATTGAGTGCGTTTCATGCACTGAACAAGCATGAGTCTTCCAACAATTTTCACGATGCATTGGAAGGACGATTGGGTGAAGATTACGGTAAGGCTCTTTGGTATCAATTAGCAAAAAGGGATTTCTAAAATGGAAAAGCAATCTGGTTACAATTCAAATTACAGGGCCACTTCAAAAGATAAGGGTCTTTGTAGAGTAGAAGTGGTCGTACCTGTTAGTGCGCGAGGGCAAGTATTGGAGCTTGCCCGACAACTCCGTCAGGAGTTCAAGAACCCACCACCTGTAAAACCAATACCATCTCTCAGAGATGGTCCAACCGAATGAGGCTTAGAGAGTATCAGCTTGAAGCGACACGAGCCTGTATCGAAGACCTCAAGCAAGGGTATAACCCGTGTATTACGATGGCAACTGGCACTGGAAAGTCAGTTGTCATTTGTGATGTAGCTGCCAAACTTGTATCAACATATAAGAAAAGAGTTTGGGTACTGACCCACAATCTAAAACTCACTGAGCAAAACCACGCGACATGGGAAAAGCATTTTAAGTTTGCTTGCCGTTCCGGTGTCGTGTGCTCAGGGTTGCGGCCAGTAGGGCGTTGGGACTTTGAAGAGGCAGTCCTATTTGGTACCATCCAGACAGTTGAGAATTATGCATATCGTAAGACCGTCCACCAGTATCCCATACCCTCACCAGACGTTATCATTGTCGATGAGGCCCATCGAGTACCGATGACCCCGTCAGGCAAAAGCCAATACGAAAAAATTTTTAAACTTTATCCGGAAGCACAACGGGTAGCCTTTACAGCTACTCCGTGGCGTATGGATAACGGACCAATTTGCTTGGAGAAAAAAGATGGAAATATTCGCAGTGGAAGCCCTGATGATATTGGCAGTAACAGCGACAGTAATCGTCACTGGTTTGATAGAAATAGTTTTCAGTATCATGTAAAGCAGGGGGTCGAGCAAGGCTATCTCGCACCGTTGGTTGGCCTTAACTCGGAGCTTCAATTAAATCTCGATGAAGTGACTATCACCGGAAAAGGTGATTACAATAAAATGGAACTGGACAGGGTCATGCATCGGGCAGAGTACGATGCTTGGTTGGTTGCCGTTGCAAAATCCCTCAATCAATTTGAGGACCGTAAATTCATTGCGGTGTACTGTACCTCAGTGAAGATAGCTACAAGGTTCGCACATTTATTATGGGAACATACGAACCGAAAGAGTTGTCAGGTCTACGGTCATCACAAAAAGGACCAACGGGATAAAATCTTCGAAAGAGTGAGATCAGGAAAATCTAATG